CGGAATGCGAGAGATGAACTGTCATTATCGGACACTCATTCGATAGCGGTTCTTAGCATGAACCATAACGTTTTGGGGCTTTGCGTTCGTTGCCCCTTGTAGAATTTTCAAATTAAAAACGAATGCTGATGGGGCAATGACGCAAAACCCCTGTTAGCAGTTCGTTGCGGATTATTAACAACAAAATTTTAAATAAATGAATACTCAAAAAGCACAAAAACTGAAAGAATTAACGCTAAAAGAAATAGAGTTAAGAAAAAAATGGAGAGAAGCAGTAAAAACGCTTCAAGATTTAGTACAGCCTGTTACAGACCACAACCAAGAATGCTGTGAGTTTTGGGCAGAAAACTTTCCAAACGCACTTGAAATAGCTGTTATTATGGATAATGATACCACTTATAAAATTGTCAAGCCAAAAAGAGAAGTTGCAAAACAAGAAGCATATCTACCTTATGGTATTGATTATTCTGAATGTGAAGTTATAAATGTCGTTTCGGAGTAGTATGGTAGCTGCTCGGTTTTTATTTAGTAACTAATTTTAAAACAAATATTTATGAAAACGATTAAGAATTTAGATGTAAAAGTAACTTACAGAGTAGGACTTGGAGATGTGAAAGTTCCCGATAAAGTTTTTAAACAACTTAAAGAAATAGCTGATAAAGGCATAGAGTTGGATGGAACTGGTATGGATTATCTCGAAGCAAATGAATGGCTTATAGATAATATCAAAGAGCGTGATTGTTGTGATTTAGAGTATGAAATTTCGGAGCTGTCTTAAACTGACGGCTAACGGTGGCGGTATGAAATCGTGCCGGATTGCGAGCGACACACTATCAAAATACACAAATTTATGAACGGAGCAGAAATATTGAATAACCCACAACACCCGGCATGTTTTATACCGTGTGTTAACGCCCAGCCTTTTCGTATTCTCAATTTACAGGCTGGGTTAGGTGGTAATCGAGTAAAATGGAGCGGAAATATACACGTAACCGCTGTTGAGATTGAACCGAAAATTGCAGCGATTTATCAGGCTAATTTTCCAAATGATACGGTAATAGTTGGCGATGCAATGGAGTTTTTGAAAAAACATAGGAACGAATTTGATTTTGTATGGAGTTCGCCACCTTGCCAAAAACACAGTAAAATGATGAAGGCAACAAGGCATGATGTTGCTGATTTTATTGATTTGCAATTGTACCAAACCATCATTTTTTTACAGCATTTTTTTAAAGGCAAATGGATTGTTGAAAATGTAAAACCTTACTATGAGCCGCTTATTAAGCCAACAAAAGTTTTTGGAAGGCATTTGGTGTGGAGTAATTTAGATTTACCCGATTTTGAAACGGGAAACGTACCAAACTTTATAAAGGGAGATTCTCCAGCCGAAATTGAAGCTTTGAAAAAATGGATTGGGATAAAATACGATGGCAATATATACTACGGTAAAAATCATTCGCCTGGTCAAGTGTTGCGTAATTGTGTAAATCCTGATTTAGGACTGCATATTTTCAAAGCTGCAATGTCTCTTTAAGGTTGGCGTTAACACCTAAATATCACTACCAAAACCATTGCACAATTGAGCAAACTCAATAAAAATGCCACTTACTGAAAAACAAATAAACGCTATTTATAAGCTGACAATGCCTGATCAGCTTGAAATTTTGCACAATTGCGCAGAAAATTTAGGGGCTATGTCAATCCCTGAATTTGCGGACTTAATGCAATTAAACAGGCGTGAGGCATACCGACAAGCGAAAAACTTTAAATCAATAAATCAATTTGGCGTTAAAATTCTGTTGTTGAATTGGGATTAACTAAAAACACAAACTTATGATATTAGCATTTAGCCGGGATTCATTGGTGAAATCAATAATTAACGGCAATAAAACACAGGCTATTATACCCGATAGTCAAAACAAGTGGGTAGAAGGTGAAACAATTCAATTTTGGAGCGGAAACCCACCATTAACGGATAAATATCCCTTAATGTTTGCCGAGTGTATATGCGTAGCGGTTGAGCCTATCTATATATTTTCAAGTATTAATTTGGTTGTTATTCATGCCTCTGAACCTAAAGTAATTGTAAATATTCGTGCGCTCAACAAATTTGCACAAGATGAGGGCCTAAATAGTTGGGATGAAATGAAAGCAATATATCCCGAAAACTTTAGCGGTAAAATAGTTTATTGGAATCCTGAAAAATGCAAGTTTACAAACTAACAAAACCGTTTAAAATGTACATTATCAAATATTTAGTTATTTGTTTAATCAAATAAACTTTATAACATGCTTATAATTAACAATAAACAAATAATTGATATTTATTAAAATGTAGATTAACACGTAGTTAAGAATTTTATTTTTAATTTAATTATTGTAATGTACTGAAAATAAGCAATAACTATTTTTTAATGCTTGTTTATTGTTCATAATCAATAATTTAACAAACTTATAAAAATTACTAAAATGAGTGTAAATATTGCCAATAACGACCAAAAAAACACCAAAAAACCTGCAAAAAGTACCGTTTTTAATGTAAAAAAGGGCTTTGTTTCGGTGCGTGTAAACACTAAAAACCTTGATAAATTGGGCGATGTAGAGAATTTAATACTTGAATTGTGCGAGCTTCCGGCCACTTTTCAGGTTGTAAGTGTTAATATTGAAATGAAAAACGCTAAAGGACACCGACAAATTAAATCATTTGAACTATAAAAATTCTATTTATGGAGCAGCAATGGAAAATATTAACCTTGGAGAATTGCCCTAATTGTGGGGATGAATTAGAGGTTTTTTCTGCATCTTTAGAAAAAAACGACACCAATTTTGTACAATGTTTATCCGATGGCGAAGCTGTAAGGTGTATTTCTCAATGTGGTTTTAAATCTGCCTTATCGGTTGATGATGATGGCGAAGCTTGGGTACAAGAAGGGAATATTAACGAACTGCCAATTTTTGAAGCAAAGTAGGCTGTTTAATCAATTTGAAAAAGCGTTATATTTGTAAAAAAAATCAATATGCAAACTTTAATTGTTCAGCCAAAAAGCAAAAAAGAATTAGCATTTATTTCTGAAATGTTTAAACGGCTTAATATAAAAGCCAAGATAATGAATGATGATGAAAGAGAGGAAATGGCGTTAGGCAATGCCATTGATGAAGGTATGAAAACAAAAAGCGTTTCAAAAGACTTAATTAACAAACATCTACGTAAATGAAAGTTGATTTTAAAACCAGTTTTTTACGTGATATTAAAAAGGTTAAAGATGTTGAAATACTTAATTCTATTGATACGGCTATTCAAAATATTGAAAACGCAACAAGCATAAACGAAATAAAGAATATCAAAAAACTAACTGGATTTAAAACATATTACAGAATTAAAGCATTTGATTTTAGGATTGGTTTAAATGTAGAAAATGAAGTTATTACCTTTGTCCGCTTTTTGCATCGGAAAGATATTTATAAGTTTTTTCCTTGATTTTTTTTTAATAAATTTTTACTTTCTCACCCCACAGCTTTAAACCCTTCAAAATTGAGGGTTTTTTTATGCTTTGTGGTTCTCCAAATTCAACTTTATTTTAATACGTGCCAAAAAAAACAGTATTTTTGAGAGCAATAATTTAATTTTCTTTATGGATGCACTTTTGAATAAAGTTATTGAAAACATACCGCTAAGTATTATTGTTTTTTTAATGCTTATTTATCTTATTGTATTCATTACCATTAAAATACACCGTTTTTATTTAAAACTAACAAATTCTTTAATTTTAGTAGAGAAGCACGATGAAGCATTTAATAAATTTGTTAATTATTTAGGTGTTTTAGATGATATGAAAAGCAGCATTAGGAAAATTGAAGAATATATAATTAGAAATGATTCAACAGCCTTGGAGCAATTAATAAGAAAATGCAGTCCTTTTAAAATAACAAATTTTGGGGAGGTGCTTTTAAATGTATCTGAGGGTCGTGATTGTGTAGATAATAATATTGACTTTTTTATTAGTGAAATAGAAAAAATGAAGCCGTTAGTTGCCTTAGATGTTGAAAATTATAGTTTAACGGTACTTAATGAAAATACAAAAAGCGAAATGTTTAATAATATTAAAGATTTCGTTTTTAATGCTCCAAGTAATTTTTTATTAAAAACACCAGAGGGGAACGAAATTGAAATACCTATTAAGATGGAAAATATACTTTGGGTAATGAGTATTTATTTAAGGGATAAATATTTTGAAACCCATCCAGAAATAAACATAATGGGATTTTTTAAAGAATCTTAAAATTTTATTTTTTCACCCCACGGCCTTAAACCCTTCAAAATTGAGGGGTTTTTTTATGCTTTGTGGTTCTCCAAATTCTTCAAATATTTTTTCAAGCTCTTTTGGCGATAGCCGCCCGGCCTTATTTATTCCAATTTCATTCAATTTTCTTGCTAATGTATTCCGGTGTACGCAGTACGCCCCGGCCAGTTCTTTTTTTGTAATCATTAACATAGCCTCGTAGTCTTAATTGGTTAAGGTTCAAAAATAACTAATTATTTTCAAATGTAATTTAGATACTTTCTATATTATATATTCTATTTAACAGTAATTTGCACTGTTTTGCACTGTTTTGCACAATAGCGCACTGTTTTGCACTGTTTTGCACTTTTGCATTTTTTTTTCAGTTTATCATTGCATTCTACTTTTTAAAAATAAAACAGAGCGCAATGGAAGAATTTATCAACGAATCACGCAAAGCATTCAGAAAAGCCACCGGGCAAATTCCAAATGAGGATGTAGTTAGTCGTTACTCCCTTGCTTTTCAAATTCAGCAATTAAACCAAAACATTGAATCATTTTTAATAAACGAGGGTGTTTTA